CGATAAAAGTGCAATCATGACATGGGCAATGGCCTGTATTATCGGTTTTAAAACTTCTCCAAGCCCTTTGGCCAGATCGGCAACTCCGACCGCAAGATCTTCAAAAAGTGGTAGCATGTATTCCCCCAGTTGCGCGCCGATGCCCCACAGCAGATCTGATATCGGGATCAAGACTTGTTCCAACGTAGGCCCGATGGTGTCGAACAACCCATTGAACATGGTAATCAGGGGGTCTCCAATTTCTTTCATGCGCTGGAATGTCCCGGTAAGGCCCTGGAACTGTGAAAAGAATTCCTGCAGCATGTTGCCGGTGTCTTCTTTTGGTGGCGTGTAGTTGAATCGTTCCCCCTCGAAAAATGGCAGCAGGCTTCTTCTTGGATTGGATTCGGTGTTGTCACCTGAGGGCAAAGGGACGTTTTGCGATGGAGGGGCGAATGACAAGCCTGTATTTAACAACCGATCAGACAGTTCTTTTTGATATCTGATAAGCCCGATGAGCGTGTCTGACTGCGTCTGGAACTGGAAATTACCGGCATTGTTGCCAGTCATAAGGTTTACAATTATAGACCCGATCTCATCGATTTCGCTTTTTACGGCCTGGGTCCAGTCTTTACCGGCAACGTTTGCGGCTTTGAGTTCGAGTTCTGTCCGTTCGCGGTAGCGCTCGTTGAACAATACGCCGGTCATGCCGGATGATGTAGCCGCTTTGAGAATATCCGCTAACGCTTTTCGCCAGTCTGGCTCACTGGTTTCCCCGCTGCCGCCAAGCCCGCCAGCAGCGCGCCCACCAGTTGGCTGCACGCCAACGGTTCCACCAGGGGTTTTTAGTTCCTGCAATGCCCGCTGAGCCGACCCCCAGGCCCGCATTAGATTTTCGTATTCTGTTGCGGCGCGGCTTATTGCTCTAGCATCTTGCTCCTGGTTGCTGCTCGAGTTTTTTAGCATTTGCCAATTTGCAAAAGCATTGTCTCTTTGATTGCGCAAATCAGATTCGGCACGTATTGCTTCTGCCAAAGATGTATTACCTGTTCCCAAAGCTTCGTTGTAATCTTTCCTGGCCCTGTATGCTTCGTTCCATCGGCTTATTATTTTTTCTATGCCTTCGATCATCGGGTTTATGAATTTGGTGACTTGCTCGCCCATGTTGGTTTTCATCTCGGCAAATGCTGTGGACATGTCTTTGATATCCTGAGACACGCCGCCGGCCATTGTTTCGGAAATGTCGCCAAAGCGGTCATTGACGATTTTGGCAGCGTCTCCGGCTTTGAGTTGCTCGCTGGTCAGCTGCCCGATCTCCGGCACCAGCTTGGCCAGCTCCCCGGAGTTGCCCTGGAATGTCTCTGCCAGTTTCTTCATTGACTCGTTGAGGCCCTGGCCGGTAACATTGGACAGGTTGACGGCCGCCCGGCTGACGCTGTCTATCTCGGAATCCGTTGCACCCAGAGCGGCCAGATCGGCGACCATGTCGCTGATCTCTTTGCGGCTGGACAGGGTCTGCCGGCCAAGGTCTTCGATGAGCGTGTTGAGCTTTTTGAATGACGCGTCGTTGCCGTTGACGGCCGCGCGCATCTGCAAGGCGGACCGTTCTATTTCGCCGAATTCTTTTACTGCATCGGCAGAAAACTTGACAAACTGTTTGCCAAGCTCGGCGAGGCCAAGCAGCGTAAAAGCGCCGGCAATGCCTTTGGCCATTTTTTTGACTGCATCTTCTACCCCAAGAATGTTTTTTAATGTGCCTTGGATGCCTTGGCGCGTCTGGTCTTCAGCCGCTATTACAATCTTGGCTTTACGCGCCATTTCATCCCCCAATCAAGCTGGTAGCTTCGCGTGCGTATTCCTGGAAGGCCGTCTGGACCGCTTGCAGGATCCGCATGGTTGCAGCCGGCTGGTCCATGTATGATCCAGCAAACGGCCAATGCACGAAATGGCCATCCTGGTTGCTGCAAAGCGGAAGGAAAAGCTGGACCCATCGTTCCCACTTGGCCCCCTGGCAATCTTCCCATAGCTCCGGGTCAATATTCTCCCCTCGGAATATCATCCCGGCTATGGCCATCAGTTGCCGGCGCTCTTCCCCCCCAGGGTAAAAAGGACTTCATCCCTGTACTTGTTCAAAACGTGCATCATCATCGACAGCTTGCTGAATACCACTGTGGCGACTTCTTCGGCTGTCATGAGCTCTGTTTCGGTCTTGTACAGATTGTGGCCAACCATAAGGCTTGGCATGTTTTCGCGGAACCACTCCACAATTTTGCGGGTGTTGCCGCCGCTGACAACCTCATCCATGGCCATGCTGCCAAGTGCATCCGTTTCGCGCAGTTCGATGTAGACATCCTCATCCGGCACATCGAAAAACGCCCCGAGCTGGATTTTCGTTGACACCAGATAATTCTTTTTAGGTACGACTACCACAATCCCCCCTTAGTACGCAGCGGTGTTGCCGTCGTAGATGACAGCAGTGATCGGTTCGGTTGCGCCAACGGCGGTGGCTTCTGAGGTGATGCTGGACATGAGCACGCCGCGGCCGCTGACGTTGGTTTTGCGGTCCAGGATGGCAACGTTGGCCAGGGTGATATCCATCCGGTACTTGCTGGCTACGGCTACGATCTCCGGGCTTTCGACGTGCAGGACAACTGTTGCTACCACGGCCTCTGCCAGGTAGTTGGTGGTGTGCAGTGTCTCATCATTGGCGTCATATGGCTTTTCGATCATCAGCTTGATCTTACGGCTGCCGTGCATCGGCTCGGACTGGTACAGCCCGGATATGCTTGTCTGCGGTCCGTCTTCCAGGGCGTTGTCGATCTCCAGATCAAAGCCAGTGATTTCGTAGGCTGTACCGCCGACAGTCAGCGTTGCCCCTATGAATTTGTAACTTTTGAGCGTCGGCCCGGTGGACGTTGTGATGGTGCCGGTAGACTCATCTTTGCCCCGGACAGACATGACCGCGCGGATGTAGTCTCCAGCCTTGCCAGAAAGCTTGAGGCTAGAGACCTTGCAGCCGGAATACTTTTTGATGGCCTGCTTGCGGTCGATGATCAGGGTGTATGATGGCAGCTGTGCCGTGGCGCTCTGTGCAATGATGGTGTGTTGGTGCTGGCCGGTTACGCCGCCTTGGTTCTGGACAACGGTATCCGTTCCACCCAAGGCAGCTTTCATGGTAAACCCGGCATTTTCCGGCTTGAGGATCCACGATACATCCCCACCGGCCTTGAGGCCAAGGAGGGCATACCCGGCGGCCGCTTTGGCTGCAAGGAGGCTTTCTTCTTCTGCTTTGTTGGCTTCCGGAATCAGCGACTCGGACAGGAAATTGATCAGCATGGTGTCTGCAACGGCCGTACCCCAGGCGGATTCTTTGCCGATGGCACATTTAGCCCCGGCTCCCATGTTGAATGCCATGTCATTCCTCCTTGGCGGGCGGTGCCGCCAGCTCTATAATGCCAACCCCGATGCCGGCCAGCTCGATGGCTTCGGCTTCGGGCATGTCGTAGGTTTTGCCGTTGTCGTAGTGCCGGTGGTTGCCCAGCATCCTGACCCGGACGGTTTTTTCTTTTGTGGCCATTGTCATACCTCCTCGCTCTCGAACATGTAGCGTATTTTGTACGCCTTGGTATCCGGCTTGCCTTCTACGCCTTCGTAGGCTTCGGTTTCCTGCGTGGTCATGTACTCGGCGTGCCTGCTTAGACAGTCGTACAATGCCAGGCTGTAGTTCCTGGCCTGCTGCCGGAGCACTGCTTCTGTTGCTCCCAGGCAAAACACGTACACATCAACGATGTACTGGACATACAATCCTGATACCGGGCGGTCTTCCGTCTCGGTCTGGCTGGAATCAATCTCGATGAACACTTCGGCTTTAAGCGACGGCTGCCGGTATTCGCCTGCATAAACCTGCTTGGTTTCGAGCGCCACCAGCGGTACGCCTACGGTTGACCTTGCTGCGATGTACGCGGCGGAGTTGGCGACTATGTACGTGGCAAGCTCTTCCTGCGTCATCTCACTCCCCGTTGAATTTCTTCATGGCTTTGTCCAGGCCCTTGTCTATGGCTGCTTTATACTCGGCTGACCCATCAAACCCCTCGATGCTGCGGGTGAACCAGCGCTTGGCCGGTATGGTGACTGTCTTGGCTTTTGTCCAGCGGCCATCCGGGCCTTTGAAATGCAAATGATGCCGCTTGTAGGTGATGCGGCGGTGTTTGATCACTGCACCACGTTCCAGGGTCTCCGAAACATGCCGAGGGGCAGCTATTACCAGATGCGTATTGCTGCGGCGGTAGCCATACACATGCTTTTTAAGCCAGCCGGTGCGCTGGGTGATGCCGATCATGCGGCGCTTTACCCAGTTTTTACCGGCGGTGGCAATGGTGTTGAGGATGTAGCGGATAGATATTGCGATTTCGACATCCGACAGATGGCGCAGGGCGTTCTTGGCGTCTTCGAAGTCTGCATCGATTTTCATGAGTATCATAGCCGCACCACCCGGAAGGAACTGAGCGGTGCCAGGTATTTTGCAAAGTTAGTGTAGTTTATGAACGTGCGGGAGTTGCCGCCATCGAACGTGGTGGATGTTACGCCGATGTTTTCGCCGGCCTCCATGGCCAAAAGCGAAGCGATGCGCATGACCGCCAGCTTGATGATGCCTGGTACGCTGGACCAGCCCGCGGTATAGGCCACAACCACAGTAGCGCCGAGATAAAAGATATCGCCGGTCGTGTCATACAGCCGTTCGTCTTCCAACCGAAAGTCCCCGACAGCGCGCGATGCGCCGTCTATCGTTACGCTGGTCAGCGCTGTGACAGGCTTGGCGCGCAGCTGCATGAATGACAACCCGGATCCGGACAGCGTATGGGTGTACGCCTGGGATGCCGGGTTATAGGACAAGTAGTCTTTGACGATCTGTTCTGCAGAATCGATATAGATCTGATACAGGGCTTCGCCTGCTACGTCTTCTTCGACTTTCTTGGCGTATTTTTTGAAGTCTGCAAGCGTGACGTAGCTGGCCATCGATAACCCTTCCCCGCCTTTTTAAAAAAGCTCCCGGAGAGTAAGGAGGCGAACCTCCCCGGGAGCAGTGGCCTCATCCCAGAGTGACAAACGCCAGTTCGGCAATGCTGGCGGTGACAGCAGCGGCAGCGCCGGTGCGAACGTTGATGCTGGGGGTGAGTTCTCCGTCTGGAAGTGAACCGGCAAACTTGGCTACTTCGGTTCCGTCCAGAAAAGCGTGGAGGTTTACGCCGTCCCACCACAGCGCATAATCGATGTCGTCAGTGGACAGGTCGCCGACCGCTACGATCGATACAAGCGCGCCGGAGACATACACCTTGAGGTAGAGCGTCTTGACGGATGCATGGGCGGCGTGGTGGAAAAACACTCCGGCTACATTGGTCGAGGTGACCGCATGGCTGAGCGATGTGTTGAGCAGATCGGTCTTCAGTTCGCACAGGCCGAAAAGAAGATCTGACTGCAAGTCAACGTCAAGCTTGATCTTGCCGCGCAGCCAGGTAGGTTTGTCGGCGGCCAGCTTGGCGGTTTCGCCGCGCAACTGCATGTTGACGCCGTTGTAGTCGGTACCGCCCGTGGTGATCAGCAGTGGATACCCGGCGGCCACTCCTGCAGTGATCGGGCTGGTACCGCCCAAAGTGTTTATGAACTCATCGGGTCTGAGGGTGGTGTCGTCGCAGGGCAGGCCGGGGCGGAGCTCCCAGGAGCGGGCACCTTCGCCGATGGCCCCGTAAATCTTGTACGGAGCGCGGTCGTCCTGCCAGACTTTGGCACCTTTGGTCCCGTATTCAATAAGCTGTAATCCCATGGGATCCTTCCTTTCTCGAAGGCATGCGGGCGGCGCGCCGGATCAGCCCGGCGCGCCTTGCACTTAGCCGGTCTTGAGCCTGCGGAAAGACGAGCCTACAAGTGGCTTGCCCATCATGTACATGAAGGACTGAAAGGTGATGTTGTCGGAGCCCACTGTTTTGATCTTGTCGATAATGATTTCCTGGGCTACCGCCAGCGCGTAGTGATCCCAGTACCCGCCCACGGCCACGTAGCTGCCGCTGGTCAGAGTGGTGAGGCCGTAGTTAGACAGCACTACCGGGATGCCTAGTATGGTGCGGTTGAACAAAAACTCTTGTTTCATGGGCTGGTCGCCCACGGCGGTGGATCCGATCAAAGGCGCGATCAGATCGGAGTTGGCCGCAATCGCCAAAGAGGAGCTGTCGCCTTCCAGCGAAAGCAGTTTAAGCGCCATCTTGGCGTAGTCCCCCCAGGTCGGAGCAGCTCCGGAGCCGGTGGCGGTGATGTCGCTGGCGGTAGGTACGCCGGTAGCACTGGCGATGAAAACACCGAGCATGTCCTGCCCCGAGCCAGCGCCGGCAAGAATACCTTTGTCTATCGCACCTCCGAAGGCTTTCCGGAATTCATCGGGCAAATAGCGTTCTATGTCGGTGGAGTTCAATGCACCCATGCTGATTGCCAGTGTGCTGTACCAGGGATACAAGGTCAGAGCGTCGCCAGCCAGTACAGCGGTGCTGTCTGAGCTGGTGCCGGTGGCTCCCTGGACACTGCCGACTGGAAGCGCGAGGGTCGGAGAAAACACGGGCACGACAGTTTGCGCGTTTGGGCCGGTGAAGACGCTCACCTTGGAGCGGAGCTTGCCGCCGTCTACAAGCGCAGACACTATGCCAGGAGCGGTATTCACGCCAGCGCCGTTGCTGGTGATGGCGCGGATTTCGTCGTAGCCGAGCTTGAGCACGCCCGGTCGCTCGCCGGCTGCAATGGCCCGGATCTGGTTGGCTACGTTGCGCCAGCCAGTGGCCCGCTTTTCGGTGGGGGCGGGCATGTTGGCTTCAGCCTCTTTCATGGCGCGGACTTCGGCGTCCGCCTTGTCCATTGCGCGCAGCTGGTCGCCGATTACGGTTATTTTCTCCGTAAGGCTTTTGAATTCATCGACTTTTGCGGGGTCGCCAAGCATGGTTTCTGCCTGCTTTACGCGGGCTTCCATGTCGGCAAACAGTTCTTTACGGGTCATTTGGTTACCTCGTGTTTAATGCCGTTCGTGGCACAGATCAGCCTCAACTGATCCAGTTGCCTGGTTACAAGCGCTTCTTGCGCTGCCGCTGCGACGGGGTCCTGGTCGGCCGTGCTCCGGGCCTCGGGTGCAGTCTCCTGCGGGCCGGGGGTGGGCTTTGGCGGTTCTGACGTGTCTGGTTTGTATTTGCTTCTGATTTCGTTTATGCGTGGAAGTTCGCGTTCGACAGATCGGCGGGCGGCCTCGGACTGGGCTCCAGGGTACGCAGGGAATGCGACACCTGGAGACACTTCCAGAAGGTGCACGCTTTTGAGAATCCGCAATGCGGGTTCCTGGGTATGGTCCCAATCCTCTTGCTCGGAGAAAAACCCGAAGGAAACGCCCTGCACATCGCCGCGGGCAACGGCATCGTAGTAATCGTCGTTGACAGGGTTGGCGCGCATCTCAACGGAGAAATGAAGCCCGTCGGCTCTGTCGTCCAGGACCAGCGATCCGGAGCGCCTGGAACCGAGGATTTTGGTATCGTCGTGCGCCCAGAAGGCGTAGATGTCTGTACCGTTGTTCAATGTGCGCTTGAAAGCGCCGGGGGCGATCTGTTCGACGAATCCCCACATTTCCTCACTGCGGGAGTTGTACGGGATAAACCCGTCTATGTATTTCTTGCCGTTGTCGGCTTTGCGGGCTTCGACTTTGGCGTATACGTCGTGGACTCGTTTGTCTTTCATTTTTGGCGGCCTCCTTAGAGCTTGTCGTCGCCGGCGGCCCGGGCTGGGTCGGTTGCGCCAGGCTCCAGCAGCCCGGCAGCGGTGGCTTTGGCCTTGGCCATGTAGGCGGCCATGTTGTCATCGGTCAACGGCATCAGCTGTGCCGGTACAAAACGGGTGTTGCCGGCCTCGGTCGGCGGGTCCAGGTTTTCTTTTGCGCAGATGCCGGCGGGGCTGATGGCTCCCATCATGAACAATTTGTTGTAGAACTCGCCGCGGCTTTTTTCGTCCGGACGCAGCAGCACGTTGAAATCAAACTCGAAGTAATTGGCGGCTCGTTCGTGTGGTTTCAGAAGCTCGGCAAAGCTTTGTTCGATGTGCCGCAGATACGGTGACAATGTGAAATTCAGGTAAACAGTCATGGCCGATTCAAGCCCGCCGTATTTTACATCGTACGAACCGTTGACCATCCAAGGTGCCACGCCAAAGACCTTGCATATCTCGATTTCCTGCCAGCGCCTGGATTCCAGTAGTTCGGCATCGCGGTTGCTGCTTTGGTGGGTAAGCTCTTTGACGCTCATGCCGGCCCATGTGACCAGAGGTTTACCGGCGTTGTCGGCTCCGGCATAGTTGGCTTTTACGTAGTTGCTGACCACCCGGGCGGTGGCGCTGGCTTCCTCTTCGTTCTTGGCGTCTTTGGTCATCTCGGCAATGTCTATAAGCAGTTTGGTGTTCAACCCGTTGCCGAAGGAGGACAGGCTGTAGTCGTCAAGCTGTATGCCGAGAGTAACGGCGGCTTTGGCCAGGTCAACCGGAGCGATGCCGTTGCCGGCCTCATCGGTTACCAGACTCGGAATGTGCAGTATCTGGTCTGCCGGGATTTCATGCCGCTGGTACATGTACCGTATTGCCGGCCACTGGGTCACATCGCGCTTCATTTCTTCGGGATCCAGCAAGCGCAGGGCGGCGATGTCTGCCCCTTTGATGCCTTTGAGAATGTAGGCGTTGCCGCGCTGCAGGATGTGCCGCATCAGCTTGCCCATGAACAAGGTGGGAGATTCGGAGGTGTTTGGGCGGAGCTTGAGAAGTTTGTAAAGGTTGTGTTCTGTGGCTTTATTGCGGGATCCATCAGCCTGGCGGGTGTACAGGTTGAGCGGCAGAATGGCGATAGGGTTGGCTATCGCGTTGACGCAGGCTTGTACGGTGGTGTTTTTGTGGATGTCGGTATAGCTGAAGCTTGAAACACGCGGCCAGCCTGGAAGCTGACTAGGGGCTGTGGTGGTTACTTTTGTCCGACGGCCAAATATGCCCATCAATCCCCCACTGTATAGCACCGTATACAATAGAGTGTATTCTATATGGCAATTGGTGTCAACCAAACAGTATAATATATGATACTTTTTACAGCCATTTAGTATTGTATTTTAGACAAATCAAAGATTTTGGGCCTTGCTGCCTTGGCTGCGATCTGTTCGCGCAGTACTGCATAAGCCATCATCGAGGTGATGACGCCGTCAATACGCTTCCTGGCTTTGTTGTTCTGGCTTTTGGTGATGAAATAGCTGCCGCTGTCCGGGTTTGATTTGTTGATCGTGTTTGATACCATCCAACGCAAAATCGGGCAGTCATCAATGATCAACTTGTCAACAATGGCTTTTTCCCACGCTTTGGCTGCAGGGCTCAGGTTGGCCGAGCGCTGCAGAAACGGGATGATGGTGGCCTTGGTGCTGTACTCCATTTCAAACTCTTTGGCCTTGGCCGGGTCATAGGTGACCGCCAGGATATCGCTGTCTGCCAAGTCTGCATCGAGGTCTTTGTACACAAAGCTATAGTCGATGGTTTCGCCCGGGGTGGCTACCAGGCGGCCGGCTTCTATCCATGCCCTGATACTAGGATTCTCCAGATGCATTTTTGTTTCCACCTGAGCCTCTGGGATGTAGTACCTATGCCTGGCAAAGTATTTACCCAGGCGCTCGATGTAATAGTATTTGGTATTGGCGGTCCAGTCCCAGATTGTCGAAAAGTCCAAGGCAGCTACACATGGAGCCGTCCGAAGCTCTTCGCTGGTGATCTGTGCGGTTTTGGCCAGCTTGGCACAAACTTGCCATGTCCGATCCGGGATCCACGTATCGACTGCAGCCTGCCACAGGTTGCAGTATTTGACTTTGTATTCCAGAGCGATCAGAGGTATGGCGTGAGCTCGCTTGACTTCGTCTTTGAAATACTCGACAGGAACAGTTACGCCGAGGTTAGGGCAGGATTTTTGCAGCTTGTCCAGGTCGTCCCATTTATCGGTTTTGTCATATTCGTAGATGGATACCAGGTAGCTGTCATCGGACAGGGACCCGTCCAGGATTTTCTTGGCATAGCTGTATTCGTCTATCAGCGGGTTGGTCAGTGATGCGGCGGCGGTCGATATGATGACAGTCAGGCGTTCCGGCCTGGCTCCCATGCCGCTGGTCAGCTTGTTGTAGGCTTCTCCGTTCTTCTGTGCGGCAAGCTCATCGATGATCGCCACCAGAGGGTTGAGGCCGTCAAGGTCGCCATCACTGGACAGCGGAATGAACCGACTACCGCGGGCTTCGTTTATGACTGACTTGGGGCTTTTGTGGATGTCCAGAAGCTCGCTTAGCCGCGGGTTCCGCTGGATGAACCGGCTGATGTTCTCGAAGCTCTTGTTGGCGATCAGCTGCACGGTTGCCAGCGAATAGGCTTCCACTCCATGCCGGGTGATTATTTCGAACAATGCGATAACGGATGCCAGGATTGTCTTGCCCTGCTTGCGCCCCATGAACAGCATGGCCTTTTTGAATCGCCGCAGTCCTGTCTTTTTGTCCCTCCAGCCGTACAGCTGGCCAAGAAAGAAGCATTCCCACGGCTCCAGGTGGATCGGCTGCCCGGCAAAAGGATCTTCGAACTGTACCAGCTTTTCGGTAAAGCGTATGATGCTGTCCGCCTGGGCCTCATCAAATACCCAGCGGGCCCCGCGCTTGCGGCTGGCTGCCAGATCAGTCTTGAACCTGGCCACGGCTTTCTTGAGTGCATCGCACGCCAGCACTTTGGAATGCCGTACATTCTCCACATACTGGTAGTAGCGTTTCAGCTCACCCATTCGGCGAATTCGTCTTTTTCTTGCGGTCTTGAGTTGGCTTTAACTGCCCGGCGGATTTCGGTTACCAGACGCTGGAAGCTGCTGGTGGCGCTTGCGGTTGCGCCCTGGTACTTTGTCACATCGCTGGGGCTGGCTTCTGGGTCTGTAAGCGACTGGTCAAACACTGCCTGCAGCTTTATCGCGTTGCCCAGCTGCGTGAAGGCACGTTCAAGCAGACACAAGTCTGTCCGTGTCACCGTGCCAGCAGTTTTAAGATCGTCGACAATTGCCAGCCATTCAGCATGCAAACCAGCCGGAACGGATGCAGGCGGTGATACATCCAGGGCAGAAACTGCCGGTGCAGCGGGCGGCTTGCCGTGCCGGCTGGGGCGGTAAGTGCCGTTGGCCTTGTGTTCGTCTATGGTCTTTTTTGCCCGCGGCATCTACGCCTGCCCATGCGCGTGGGATTGGGGGAATCGCACAATCTGTAAATCAAAC